CGCGTTTCCGTTTTCATCGTAGAAATTTTTCGCTCCAGTAAAGCCAATGTATACATTCGCCTGAGAATCGCAGAGTTCTGTCTGTGCCGTCTGCACCTGTTCATAGGCAGCCTTTCTCGAAGCATTGGAGAAGCAGCCACTCGAATACCCGATCTGAGAAACAATGATCGGCAGGTTTTGATTTCTAAGCTTGGTTCTAAACCAGCTCCATATATCTATCGTTCCTGCTTTGTAGTCTTCTACATCTACCTGTCCAGCATAGATGCGCCCGCCTTCCGCTTCGCCCTGGCACCAAAGCATCCCTGCGATTCTAAATTTTCTGCCGTCTGCTTTGAGGTCAGCCATCGCGTTTGCCATGACTACAGCCCGCGATGACCGCAAGGTTCCGTAGCCGTTGTTTGCCCATGTGTTAGTCGTTGTTCCGTAGTCAGTCACCGCAGAGCCGCCGCTTCCAATATTGAGGATGATGCAGCGCCTGCTGGTTACGGCGTAATATTTGTCTGCAAACCAAGGCCACGCGCCACCTCTCGAACTGACGTACACTGGATCTGCCAGCGGGATGAACTGCCTGTACGTTGGACTGGAGCTTTTCCAGTTGTAAAATTCCCCGTATTCAGATGAAGCCGTTAGGGTGTAAGATCCAGTTCCAACCGCATTTGACTGTCCAGCTACGACAAAAACATCCCAGATTTCAGGGTCTAGATCTTCAGGCCATTCAGTCCATGCAGAACGCTGGGTGTTGCTGATTGTGGCAACGCGCACAAATACCGTTCCTGCATCGCCGTTGCCAGACCAGTTGAGCGCGGAGGCGTTCATGATCGGCATAGATGTTGCCGTCGTGATGCCGTCATGGAGCCACGTCACGCCGTCTGCGGAGTGCTGTACTTCGTACTGTACGGCCCCGCGCACGGCTCTCCAGACCACGGTGGCGATGCCTGTGGCCGCAGTCCACTTGACAACTAGACCGCTGGGAGCATTGAGCGTGACGCTGGTCTGCGCCCTCCCGTTCCATGCAGGAACGGGAAGCGAGTCGTAGTCAGCCACCTCCGGCGCATCGTTGCAGAGCGTGAGCGTGTAGTGCCATAGGTCGTCCGTTGCAATCGATTGCACTAGCATCCGGCGCTGGAAGTTCCGTGAAGCATGGAGCGCGTAGGTTGTCGGCTGTGATGCCGTACCATCCTTGAGCCACTGGAACGGATTATCGTTCCCTTGCAGCCTGTAGGCAGAGTAGTCAGACAAGTTGAGCGTGCATTCGCCATCTGTGATGGATGCGACCTGCACTGGCCCCCAGACCGTGCCGTCTGGACGCACAAGGGAGATATACGAAGCAGAACTGGCATCGCCGGAGAAATCGCTTTCCAGAAAGATTTTCAGCGACGCCTCATTCCAGCCTGTTACGGCTCCGGCCTGCGTGTTGTTGAATCGCGGGTGGTTGACGCTCACCACGTCGCCGACGTTGAGCAGCCTGCCGAGCGCTTCAACCTGACAGGTCACTGAAATTCTGCGCCAGCGGTTCATCGCGGCGTAGCGAACAGCCACGCGGTAGGCATGAGTGCGGTCAGTTATGCCTATCCAATCGAGGGTGGTCGGCTCAAGAGACTCAGAATCCGGCAGTGAGGCTTGCACGTCACGTTGCTGGTAGCCTGCATCGGCATCCAAGTAGTTGAGGATCACATCATCTGGGCTGTCGCTCGACCATGTGTTGTAGGTAACTTGAAAGCTTCCGCGCACGACGTTTCTGGCATTAAGCTCGTAGACCACTGGCCTGTTCGGCTCGTCCTCGATGAAGGAGAGCACTGCGCCCTCCAGCCTCGGCACCACCATCACCATCTGGCAGAGTTCGACGATCAGCTGCCACATGGAATACATGCCATCGACGTAACAGTCGCAGTGCCAGCCCTTGGCGTCCAACCTCGCGCCGATTGCCCAGAGCGTGTCGAGGTCGATCTGGCGGTCAGCCATGCGCCCTCCCCACGGCTCCTGGCATACGGCAGAGACGGCGGCGGCCCATGAACGGGTTTCCTGCGGTTCGCTCCACGTCCTCGTCGTGCTATCCCATACGGGGAGCTTGCGCTGGGCAAGAACGCGGAACTGCTGGCTGGCCTGCTGGCTCAAGGCGTTGGTTGCCTTGATGCGGAGAGCGATGGCGAACTGAGGGTAGGTGAGGCTGCCGGGGAGAACGGCGCGAAGGCCGATCCACTGCAACTTGTCGAGCGAAGGAGGGGTCGCGTCCTTATGCGTCTCGTCTGTTCTCCGCATCCGAACAAGATAGCGCCCTGCGTCCACCTTAAAGGATCGCGTCATGCGCTGTGGCGTGGTAGTGGAGCCGTAGTCGCACCACGATCCTAACTCGAACCAATCACCAAGAGAGCTGCCGGAATCGTTAATTTTCCGTGCCTGAACCTGCGGATAGACGTGGTAGCCAGTGATGCCGCCATTATCCTTGTAGCGTCCAAGGCCAGTGGCATACGCATAGTCGATTTTGATTTCAGTGGTGGCAGTGCCTGCTTCGTTTGCCGCGTATGGGCCAATCCAGCCACCGCCAGACGGATATTCCTCGTCATTGGTGCCGGGAATGTCGAGGCCAGACACCTCTGCCGAGACGTTTATATTGTCAGGGAAGCGCGTAACCTTGTCGCCAGACGGTACAAACTGGTAGGTGATAGAGATGGCGGTGGAGGCAACGCCAGTAAATTTCATAGTCTCGTAAACAGTCGCATCTGGGTCATCAACCCAGACGTTTCCCTGCCCAATCACATACTGCTGAATCTGCGGATGCGGAATGTGTTCGGAGCCGTTCTTGATGCGGATGGCCCACCGCTTGTAGCTAGAAGCCTTAAAAGAGATGGTCTTTGAAAAGCTTCTTACAGACGTTTCGTAGGTAACAGCCCTCCACGTCCTCCTTGCATCGCGCTTTGCGGTAAATGTCTTCGTTGAACTCCAATTTCCAACAACGGCCCCGCTGTCGTCGATTTCTGCATACTGAATTAAAATGGTCGCAGTCTTGTCTTCCCATTCCGTGACGGTGCGGGTGCTTAAATTGCCGTTCATCGGGTCGCCATTGATCACGTCTTCCACAGTAGTGGTAGTTTCCGTTTCAATGCCGTACCCGTCTGGGAAATTGACTGTCACGCGCAGAGTCTTTGCCCATGCGCCGGAGGCTACCGCAGGGTAGGGACCAGACCAGTCGCCACCTACAGCGAGAGTCTGGCTGTAGCTATGCGAATATTCCTCTCCATCCTCGCTGACGAAACCCGACTCGACAAAGCCGCCTTCGGATTCATCCCAGAACTTGGTGTCGCCGAAAAACATCTGTTTGACCGTGTACAAGCCACGGCCCAGCCCATACACGAAGTGGGCGTACTGGTCGTTGGAGCTGTACTCGGTGTAGCTCTGCGCTATGTAGTCCGGCACTATCTTCATCAAGCCGAAGCCCTCGCCCTCTGCCTGATTCAACCTTGCCGTGTTGCCGGATGCGTTGACGCTGTAGGTGGGCGAGGCTGCCTCTGCCGACTCCGGCGCATCGAGGTTCTGTGCCTTCTGTCCAAAAACTGCATTGATCGCCATAGTGCCAGCCATCATAATGGCTGCGCCGACAACAGATCCGACAACTGCCGCGCCGATCTTGCCGAGAGACGCTACCAAGACGCCGCCTGCACCACCAAGATACCATGTCGCGGCAGCCGCTAGAGCGACAACGGCTAGCTGTGCGACCATCTGAAGGCCGTTGGAACCGCCTCCACCGCCGCCTAGAGGGAGTTCCACGAAGATAAGAACAGCATTTATGCCAACCCTTGCGTTCTCCCATCCGTTTTCTTTCCTCAGTACAGGCTCTCCGTTAAGCATGGCGACCACGGGAACCTTAAACTCCTGCTCTCCGCAAATCTGGATGCAGGCTTCGCGGACGGTGCAGGGGGCAAGCTCGATCTCTTTTTTGACGTTTTGCCCGTTGATGAGGACGCATTTAGACATTTGGCATCCTCCACCATGAAAATTTCGTGTATCCCTGCGTCTTCAACTCCAGAGGTGTGGATAGCTGGACTCCACCGCGCTGAGAGCAGTGCAGGATGTAGAGATTTCCCCTGTCGATGACGGCAAGCCCGCAGTGATCCATCAAATGTCTTCTGGACAGAAACACGGCATCCTTGTCGCGGATCTCGCCTTCGACGGGTACGAGGCCGAAGTAGCCGGGGTTCATGGCGGCCACGCAGTCGCGTAGCACCTTCGCATCCGGCACGGGGACGGGCAGGCATTTATAGCCGTAGTCCTTGGCGTAGATGTAGCGGATGAGGTCGCCGCAGGTGAAGCTTTCCGGCGGATTTGGGACGCCAGCCCACGGCTTTCCCAGATACTCTTCGTGCCACATGCCTAGCCCCTCCCGACGAGCGCAGGGTACGCGCCTGCGGAGATGAGACGTCCGAACTTCCTGTTGAGCCAATCCAGAATGGAGCCCTTCATCGTCAGCACGCCAGTGGAACCGTCAATCGAGGGCGAATGGAGATAGATGTCCGGCCACACTTCTGTCGGCCCCTGATCCTCCTCGCCTTTCACATAGGAACGGTAGATGGCTGTGATTTCACCGCCGCCCAGCGCAGCGTTTTCCAAATACGGCTCAATAACGTCGGAACCGCCAACGGAGACTTCAAACTCGCCGGGGGAATCCTGACTTTTCTCCGGCAGCTTGATGTCGAACGGAACACCGTAGAAAGTGACCGTCTGTCCTGCATTATTCGGCGCATCGTCCTCAAGTTTGCAGGAAAATTCAGTCATATCTAGCCCCTCCATAGGCCATCTGACAACGCGGATGGGCATCTCAAATGTCTGGTGATTGATCTCCAGCGTATGCAGTATCTCCGTATCAACGGGGGCAGAGGCGTAGGCTTCGCGCACAGCCTCTTCCAATATTCCAGTATATTCGCTCATGGCCTAGTTCCACCCCCTCTTGCTGGGCATCCTGTGTGTCTTCTCAAGCGCCCCGACGAGCTTGCTCTTGCCGGATGCCGCAAGGCCAGCAAGCTTGCCGTCTATCTGCTGAACGATGACATCCAACGTCAT